GAGTTGATATCGTTGCCGATTGCATCTCCGTAAACGCCGTCACGAACGTATTCGCGTCGGACTTCTTTCTGGAATCGGGTAGTTTTATTACCCGAATTGATTGTTGCTGATGTCATTTAGTGCCTCGTTAGTCATCGAAGGCATCTATACGATCTCCTGTGTCCTTATCTAAGGGGTCGGTGTTCGAGCCAGATGCCGCTGCATTAGTGAAGTCAGGCAAATCTGTCGCATCGAGACCTTTTGATTCCAACTCAGCCAAAAGTCGCTTCCTCTCGTCATCTCTAATTTTCTTTTCGTAATCATCAGAGGTTCGTTCGAGGAATTTTTTGTGCTCTTTAACTTTGTTGTAAGCAAACTTCGCCGGGGATACCGAGGCATTGAATTGATCAAGAAGTTTTCTGTCAGTGATGTTTCCGTCTTCATCGGAAATGAGCGAGATAAATACTTTCTCAGACTCATCGTAATCATCGTGAAGGTCGCGCATCATTTCCTGAGACTGTTCGATCTTTAGCCTGAGGATTTTGATGTCAGTTTCGCTCGACACATGGTTTGTAAATGCGTGAGGGTCTGTGACTGGGTCAGGAACCTTTTTAGGGGGTGCTTCCTGCTTCTTGAGTTGTGCTTCGGCTTTCTGGCGACGCTCTCGTTCGCGCTGGACTGCCTTTCTAAGTCCGACAACATCGTTACTTTCGTCTTCAGAGGTTGATGCTTCCTCTTTGGGTTTGTCTTTCGACTCATCCTTTACATCAGTTTCGGTCTCGGTTTCGGTCTCTACTTCAACGTCTTCCTCAACGTCATCAAAAACATCAGTATCTTCGTCTGTCATCTTTTCCTACCTAACACCCGATTACGTGCGGCGACCACTTACGCCCGAACTCCCGGCGACGGAACTACTAAACGCTTACTTGCGGATTCTTATCAGGGTTTCTCTGAATCTGTTGATTCTCTAACTGCTGAGTAATTGCCCCTATGTGCTTTGATAGGGTATCCGCTTCGATATTGGCTGTTTCCGCTTTCTTGTGAACAAGCTCTACGGTCTTTTCTGCCAATTCGATTTCTTTGTCTTGCTGGAGTGCCGCTTGCTCGGCCTGAGCTTGTGCTGCGCGGCGTTTCTCCAATTTCTTGATAAGGTCGTCCTTCCCTCGAAGTTGAGACAGTTCGATCAACTCGATCACGTCAATATCTCCCTTCTGAGCGAAGGTCGCGATAAGCTCGAACTGCTCTTGCTGGATGTTTATGACATCGAGGGATTGGTCGATGATGATGTCCACGTCCAACTCGGAGGTTGGGTTGCGGACTTCGACAATTTCATTGAGACGAGGGTTTTCAGTCTCCAAAAGCAATTGGAGGATCTGCTCTGACTGTTGACGCGCTTGTAATGGGAGAGATTCGTCTTGAATGTTTTCCAACAGCAGGGTTTGCGCCGTGACCTGTGCGTTAAGGCCGACCCATCTCAAATCGTCTTGGTCGTCGGTGACGCGAATCCACTTTTCTTCGTTCCAGAATTGCTTAACTCTGTACCAAACTTGCTCATAGACACGTTTTTCAAACGCTCTTAACAAAGCGTACTGTCGGTTAAGCTCAATGGTTCCGGCGGCTTGGAGTTTCTCAATCGCCCGACCGGACATTTCGCCGCTTTGACGCTCTCCGGCGAGTTGGGCGTTGAAAGAAACCGCATCAAGTTCACTTTTTGCGTCGAGATAGAGGTTAAACTGGGCCTGACTCATATCCTGAGTCGGTAAAATGCCGAAATCTTCGTTAAGTTTGGCCCCTGCCTCTAACTGAATATGTCCGTCGGGCTTTTTAAGCTCCTTTTTCACGCTTTCAACGTCACTTACCGCTGTGGCGTTGCCAAAAGTCTGTCGCGTGGAGTTATGGTGTAGAAACTTGCTTCTTCGGTGGTTTATCTCGTCTTGTTGGGAGAGAAAACTGGCTACTTCCCCATATCGGTTGTTATCACGGTCGATATTTGCCGAAACCAGTTCAATCGGGTTGATTGGGGTTCCGTCTTCATCGACAAAGGGAGAGTCTTGTTCTTTTTTGATGATTGTGTCGCCGGAAAAGACAGTCATCTTCCAAACACCGCCAACTATGTGGAAGTGCATGGCGATCCTGACCCGTCTTTCACGACTTACTGACCAGCGAGGGCGGTCAGCGTTGGTTTCTTCCCCGTCTATAGGCGCGTCCAGAATCTCATCAATCTTCTTCTGGCTTAATTTGAACGTGTCCTTAGCCTGGTCTTCATCCATCCACACCCACATGCCCATGAAACGGGCATCTTTGAAATCTTTCTTTCTGGAGTGGGGGTCGAAGTAGATTCTGTCCCACGGGATGTGATTAATGACAATCTCAATCCCGCGTGGGGTCTTTTTAACTCCAGTGAATACACCGCCGTAACCTTCGACGAAAAACTCCTCGGCGACGGCTAGGCGAGTAAGGTCGAATTTATTGTTTTCAGTCACAAACCGGAGCGCATCGGTAATGACGTGCGCGGCCTTTTCGTGCTTCTGGGTTCTGGGGAAGGCTTTGGGGTCGGTTTTTCTTAACTCATAAAGCCCAACAAGCCCCTCAACCTTCGGGCGAATCCGATTAACCACAATCGCAGCCTGACGACGGGCGCGGAGTTTATTCTCCTCCTCCTCCGTCCACTGTTTCGAGTCGTAGTAATCACGACATTTCTGAGACAGACGGCGGGCATAGTCAGTGTCGTTTAGAAACCGCTCTACCTGCTCTTTCGGTGTAATCACTTACCGTCCTCTTTCATCATGCCGTTTTCCATTCCTGTTCCGCTTCCTCGGTAAAGCCGTAGGAATCAGAAACCAGTCTCAATTTGGGTTCGCTTGGTGCAAATGCGCCGTGCATCCCGTCCAGCATCCGACCGAACAAACCACACACATCGACTTTGTCGTCGTGGCGGCTTTTCGGAAATCGGAGGAGTTGGGCAACAAGGTCTTGCGCCCAATCAGTTCGGGGAAGGTGAACCATCCCCATCTTTGCTCGTGCTTGAAAGGATTTGCAGTTTGCTGCTTTGTCGGAAATGGCTGGAAACCATTCCATCGTGAAGTATTCTTTCCGCTCTCTCATTCGTTTTAAGAGAAACGGTTCTGTGGCCCTTCGGATAACTCCAGCTTCCGAGGCCCACTTTGTAGGCTTGTGCTTTTTGCATAAGTCGATTTGACGGTCTATCCACACATCTGCCGTGGTTTGACCCGACCACCAATCTAAAATGTAGATATGATCATCAGAGGAGACCCCGCAAACTCCCAATTCGGTGAAGTCGCCCTTACCCTCGCTCACAGCGTAGTCTGAAGCGCCGTAGCGCCTTAAATGCTCAGGGGGCTTGTCGTACCACTGGAAATCGTCTTTCGTGAAGTAGGCGTTCTCATCGGGGATGGGGTCGCATAAATACTGACAAGAAAAGTCATAAATCCCGGCGAACTTTTTAGAATCCAAATACTCTTTAGAAAATAAAACAGGCTCCCCGGTGGAAAGTCCGTTATCCGTCGCTGGGTGGATTCTGGGAATTGCCCCACCCCTTTCAATAATGTCTGAGTAAGTATCCCCGTCGGCGTAAAAAGTCCCGGCGTAACGGTCAAACCCGCCCTCAGTGCCGAGGGAAAGACTCAAGCCCCATGCCTGGGTGGTTTTCTTGATCATCTCTACCGAACGGGCAGATTCAAGAGTCACCACGTCGTCATAAGACCTGATGACGTAGTGCATCCCCGTAGGCTGACCATCCACCAAACCAGAGGCTTCAATTGTCGCCTCGCGAGGGTTGGATTTTCGTTTTACTACCAACCCCTCATCGTCCGACCACTTGGAGGACTCCTTGCGAGGGTTTTGATACAACACATCGGGGAATAAAAGTTTAAGTTCTTGGTTGTCCTCGAACTCAACTTTGATCTGTCTTAGAAACTTCTTCGCAGCAGGACGGTTGAACGAAAAGATACCTATCGTGACTTCTCGACCATTCCACTCAGGCAAAGGGTCTTCCCCATGACTCGCGAGAATGTCCTGAATGTTCTTGCCAAAAGTGATAATCGTGGACTTGTAATGTTCACGCGCCCAGATATCAATCCGACCGTTAGGGTTCTCCTGAACCTCCCGACACCTTTGGAAGATCCACTCCCTCTCCAAGTCCTTCCGCTTCAACGCATATCTCAGAAGAAAGTAAAGATCGATCCGGCATAATAATCTCTCCGTCGATAACCTCTCCGCTGTTGGTAATTCGGACAAGCGAAGCAAAAGCTGCGGATATTCCGATAAGTGCTTGGGAAGTATTTCCCTCAAGCGCGATGTGCTCAGTTGGCTTTCCATCAAGTCGTAAACCAACCTCCTTCACCGCCATTGCAAAATTAGGGTCTGTTCTATCCTGTGCCGCCTCAACAACCTCACGAGCGATCAGGTAAAGTTCTTCAGCCTGCTCACACTTACCCTTCTTCGTGAGGGCTCGATTGATAGCGTCCTTCCAAGGCTTTCCAGAGGACTGGTTCTTATTCCCCTTCGGAGCGCCGTTACTGCCGGGAGGGCCGTCCCATGCCATAAGTCACCTGAAAAAAATTTTGAAAATGTGTCTGGGAGGTGTCTGACAATATCTCCAACACCCCCGTAGTCCTCGTCCCAGAGGGTGTACCCCCCCC